CACCTCGCGGGGATCAGGATAGCGGCCTGATGGAGCAGGTGGTGGCCAGGGAGAACATGCTGTCCGCCCTAAAGCGGGTAGAGCGAAACGGAGGCGCGCCCGGCGTAGATGGCATCCCGACCGAACGGCTTCGGGACCAACTCCGTGCCGAATGGCCGCGCATCCGATGAGCTTAACCGAACGCTATCAAAGTCTTCGTCAAGCTTGGTGAACCGCCGGATGCGGACCCGCATGTCCGGTGGTGTGAGAGGACGGGGGCTAGCCGCCCCCTCCTACTCGATTCCTAGAAGCTTTCAATGTTCTCCATTTTTGTCTCGCACAAAGGCAAGGGCTTCAAAGAGCTTTTGCCTGAAGCGGTAAGTATCCGCATGTTTTGCATGGCCCAACCAGCTCTGTACTGTAGCATTAATCCGCTCAAAGCTAATCTTGCCCTGGCTATACAGCTTTTGGAAACGCTTTAAGGCTCGTTTGATCCGTTTTGTACTTCTTTTTCTCAACAACCTATGGTCTGGCCAAATGCGGTATCCTAGAAAATCTACTCCCTGAGATATAGGAAAAATCCCTGACTTACCATTCAAACGCAAACCCAGCTTATCATCTAGAAAGGTTTCAATCTCCTTTTTTACCTGCCACAGTTCGGTCTTGTTGCCGCCGATGATTACGAAGTCATCCATATACCGAACGTAGAATTTAACCCGTAGGACCTCTTTAATGAAGTGATCGAGCTGGTCCAAGTACACATTAGCCCATAATTGACTGGTCAAGTTTCCTATCGGCAACCCCCTTGGATCGGGATCGTTTGTATCAACCCAGCTGGAGAGTATCTCTTGGATCAGCCATAAGGTGTCTTTACAGGCGACGGTTTTCTTGATAATAGCCAATAAAGTGCTAGGTCTAACGGATGGGAAATATTGGCTTATGTCACATTTGAGGCAATACGGCTTTGGCCACAACCGAGTAGCTCTTCTGAGAAACTCTGTTACCCTGTCTGCGCCGGCATGGGTCCCCTTTCCTGGTCGACAGGCATAGCTATCATAGATAAATTTACGTTCAAAAAGTGGCTCAATCACATTACACAAGGCATGTTGTGCAACCCGATCCCGAAAGGGAAGAGCGGCTATCTGCCGAGTCTTAGGGTCGTTAATGTAAAACTTTCGATAAGGACCTGTTTTATAGGTCTTCCAAATCAATTCATTCTGCAACTGGATAAGTTGGCTTTCCAGGTTGTTGGTGAAGATGAGGACTTCCGGCTGGTACCTGTGACCCCGCCTCGCTTTGAGATAGGCCTCATACAGGTTTTGAAAGTCATAGACTTGTGGGTATAGGTTCTTATAAGTCCTCATCTTCATCCTCCAAACTTGGGCCTGGCTCCGGCTTTCGTTTCCTACTTGCCGGGACAGGCGTTTTTTGTTTTTTGCCGGCCAGACAAGCTGGCGCGACAAGGAACCGGGTTCCTTTGCCTGCGCACTGGACGAAACCCCGTAGGGTTTCGACTTCTGGCTTGCCAGGCAGAGCGGCGCGGAAGCCGATGTTGATGTTCGCGTTCGACGGCGGATTGTTCAGGTTGAGGGCGAAGCCCGACCGAGCGTTCGAGCCATTGTTCCAGTTCCCACCACGGAGAGCCGCGCGTTGCAACCCGGCCCCTGCAAAAAGCTTTAGCGCATGGATTTCATCCATCCGCCAAGCATTTTGCCTATCTCGTTAAGCATTGCAGCCCAGTTTTCGTATTTCTTGAACGGTAGAAAGCCGAGCTGCATGGCTAACCGTATAAGCGAGCGCAGGTAATCGAGCTCCACATCCATTTCCTGAAACGTGGTCTTTTTGTAATACTTCTTGTTGGCAGCGATAATGAGGTTGAGGAGCCTATACATCGACTTTTTAATGTCAGCCGCCAACGTGTAACGCTCACTTTTAGGGAACTGGCGAAGAGCGGTATAGCCGTAAGCAATCATGTCTTCGCACTTTTGTCTTATTTTTAACTCCTGCATTTCTCCTACCTCTAATTCGGATTGGGGGCTTCGCTATCGCTCCGCCCCCAGATTACCAGAATTTCAGATTTCAGATTATAAACTTAAAGCGGCGCGGAAGCCGAGGTGGATGCCCGCGTACCACGGCGGAATGTCCAGGTGGAGGGCGAAGCCCGACCGAGCGTACGAGCCATCGGCCCAGTACCCACCACGGAGAGCCGCGCGTTGGCCCTTCCACCTGGCCCAATAACCATCTTTCCACTCCTCATTTCCACTGGCGTTTACAGAGGCAGGCAAGGCCAGGGCAGCCAGCTCCGGTTCAGTGCGCATCGTGAGAAACTTGCCGAACTGCCATGCCCCATAAGTGGTATCCGTCGAAGCCGCGTCATTGTTACTCATCTGGGGCGAAATCTTCGCGATCCCCACGCCCTGGGCGTGGGCGGCAACGGTCGAACCATTGGCCCCCCGGCTGGCCGTGATGGTGTTGCCGCTTACGGCCGTGATGGTAAGCTGCTCGTTCTCGCACTGCAACACGTCACCCACGGCCACCCCGGCGCAGCCCGGCCCGAGCATCAGGTCGGAAATGGTGAACGTCGCCGGGTTCGTGGTGTTGTTCAAGCCACCGTCGGCCACCTTCGCGGTCCAGCCGCCGGGGATGACGCAATAGTCCACTATGCGCTCCACCACCGCACCGTTGGAGTGCGCGCTCGCCGAGGTACCCAGCTGGCCGCGCTGGCAACCCGTGAGGGTGTAAGTGCCATTGCCGTTGTCCACGAATGAACCGTAGATGACGTACTCATCGGTGTTCGTTCCCTCGGCCTTTATCAAGACCAGACCGTTGCTTGCCGGCCACAGTTCCGGATTTTGCACGTTGCCGATGACGATCGCCGTGTCCGTGGCCGTGATGCCGTCCGCGTCGCTGATGGCCGCGGTCAGTATGGCCCGGTAGCGGCCGCAGTCGATAACGAAATCCATCCACTCCCAAACGTTGCCAACCCAGTCGAAAACCCCGTTGGCCATGCCGTTGTGCGACCACGAAAGAGGACCTGTTCCGGTGAGGCACCGCGAATACTTGCGGTTGGGGGAGTACTGCTGAGTGTAGCTCGCCACCGTGGGGTCGGCAATCCCGTAGTACTCCCAGAGGTCCGGGTCTCGATAATCACGTCCCCAGCTGTTGTTGCCCCGAATATCGTGTCCCAGCAGCTTAATCAGAAATGCGATGGTCGCCGCTTCCTTCATGGTCACCAGATGGCACTGGCGCCCGTTGATGATCCGGTTCGCGCAGGCCACCTTGCTGTTGTTCTGGTCAATTTCCGTCCAGGGCACCACACCCTGTCGCGACACGGCCGCCACCAGGCCGGGATTGTTTGCTGGGGTGCTGCCCCGGCTGGTGCTGGTCGCGTCGGGCTGGCTGCACGGGTACTTGTCGATCAGAAACCCACCGAGGAGCAGGTCCTGGGGCGGGAAGGCCCCGCCGTCCCAGATTCCGGCCGGAATACGGAACTTGGGGATGTAAATCATGTCGGAGACGACGGTCACCCCGGTGCCGTCGGCCTTCGAGTTATGCACCATGCGGACCTCGCGGGTGCCGGCAGCTATGCGGTCCCGCAGGGCAGCCAGGGACAATTTGCTAACATTTGCCATTTACTCCACCTCCGGTAAGGGGAATACAGTAATCTGGACATCATTCAGGTCCAGCGGGCGCTCCACCATCTCCATAATGGGCTGCCCATTCTCATCGGTCATTCCGGTAGGCCGGCTATCAAACTGCCGCTCCGGCAGAACGGCTTCCGCCAGGAGCCAGTAATGGTCCCGGTAAAGGTCGGTGCTTAGGCTGCCATCCTTTTCTAAATAAAGTCTGAACGAACCACCCTGAAATGGCGTTAGGTCTATAGTCCCGCCGGTACACTCACCGCCCGGAAAGCGGAAAGCCGCCACCACCAGGTGATGGGGGGAAGCCTGGTCGATGGATATAACTTCATTAGGCTTATTGGGGTCGTGTTGAACTATCATCTTCTTATTCCTACCTCCTTACGTCATGAGCTGATACCGGAAACTTCCGGTAAAACCGCCTGTGTTGTACACGGTGAAGGCGTTGGCCGCCTTGGCAATGAACACGTCCCCGAGGTCGCCGCCGGTATCCTGGAGCGTCACGACGTTTACGATGTAATTGGTGTGACCCAGGTTGTGGGTTATAGTGCGTCCGCTGGTGCCATTGAAAGTGCTCTCACCTTGCAGCGTTTGCGTCTCCAGGGCGTCCAGTCGCGCGTCCAGATTGGCGTAACCACCCCGGGCCGTGGCAATCTCACTTTTCAGCGCATCCTGCTCCTGCTTTAGATACAGGGTGCGATTGGCAAGTTGTTTGTGCGGCAAATTATCTATGCCGTTTGGCCCGCCCTGGACGGGATCTGTCTCCTCGATTTGATATACGCCCGCTTCCCAAGTAGCAGCTTCCGTTAAATTAGCCATTTATCAACCCCTCCAATGACTTCAAGATTAAATCAGAAGAATATTGTCCATTGGCCTTCAATAGCTAAGTCGCTATCCTTGTCGATCGTTTTTCCGCCTCGCGTACGTCTGGCAAAAAGTGTCCCATTGGCGCATAACAATCCAAACTCGCGGATGGATAGCCCGTTTGCCTCACTTTCCAGCAGGGTAAAATCAAATCGTACCTGAGTGGCGGTCGGATAAGATACTGCTGATATTGGCTTGATGAAGGCATTTTGGATTGCCGTATCTCCAGGCGCCGGGTCAGTCGCGTTGGTCCCAAAGGCCACGCGGTTAACATTCAGACCTGCCTGCCCTCCGATAAGCTTTGCCATAACACTGCGGCCGGCATCCACCACCAGGTTTTCATCTTCCCAAACCTCCATTAGCCTGCCCTTGCGATAGATTCGCAAACGCAGTTCTCCTTTAACTGGCGCTTTTTCGTTAAAACGCAAGCTTATTCTCTGTTTATGTTGCTCCAACGTTCTCACCTCCAAGATTAAACCGCCACCCGTCGGTAACCGCGGCGGACAATGATCACCATATCATCCGGCACCATGATCGGCCGCCTCAAGACGGTGCCATCATGTAAACCTCCGGATACACCGTATTGATCAATCCCATCATGCATCGCGGCCAAGTCCCCGTACCTGGCCCGGGCCTCAAGATACCGCCTGGCGCCGTCCCGGAACCACAAGGCATCATGCCTGGCAAAGGGACGGCGCAACAACATGCCATGATGTTTCCAGCGCAGCCCACCCCCATCGTGCCGCAGGCGGTCTCCACCGTAGAGATAGTGCCCGGATGCCATATCCCCCAGAGAAAGCTTTGCAACCACTGCCTCCGGTTTGTCCAACGGGACCTTGCCGTGGTACCTTTGCCCGCTATAACGGTCCCCTCGCCAGTCGTAATACCCTGCAAACTTGTGATAGATACTGCCATCATGAAGGGGCTGTTCCGGAGCGCCGTGAATTGGATCGCGGCCTGGGTAGACATCATTCGCAATTACATTGACCTTGCCGACAACCTGATCACCTGGAAGGTCAAAGTTATCAACCCCTTGCCATGTGAGAGCATAGCCTGCGGCTTCTATCGGCGCCGGGCAGGGGCCGTGATATAACCCTTTGTCCCGGTAGAAAAAGCTTCCGTTGCGCCTCGGCAATTGCGTGACAGGTTTGTCTTTAAGGGAGACCTTTGCCTCGAAAGCTTCCAGTTTATCCTGCAGCGTGCCACCGTACCTGTGCCGCCCGTCTCGCCGGGGACCCCAAAAGCGGGGAAGATGATCCCCGTATGCGCTTGCCCCGTTCCTGGGCGCCCTGGGCCGGCGTGAGTACCGCGACCGGTACAAGACTGCGCCAGTTCTCTGTGACCAGAGAAAAACTCCGTGGGCCAGGGTTTCACCCGCAAAATGATCGGCCAGGCTTAAGCGCGATACGGGCTCAATGGCGTCTGCCGTCTCCGGGGCAGCATCAGTCAGGCGCAGACTGGCCGTAGCCGCCGATCGGTCCAAAGCCGAAGCCCCCGAATACCACAGACCAAGCCGCTGCCATCCATCGCGCGGAGTAAAAATGCGCGGGGCATCAGCCAACTGAACCAGTGCCTGTAAAGATGCTGATTCATCATTGCACTGGTGCAGAATCATTCCGCCCGGCACAAGACGGTTATGAAGCGCTTCTGAGTCATGCAGAAAACTGGCATCGTGGATTAAAACTTTTCGGTACCGTACTTGCCCGCTGTGCCGGAGCCCGGCTCGTAAGAACGATTCGCCCGGATTTATTCTAACAATGATCAATTTTTCATCTGTTATTTGCTCGAGCTGATCATTTAAAAACAACACGAGTTCAAGGCCACTTAAGGCCATATGCGCTGGCTTTGTTTTTTCAATAATCCTTTTTATCTCCTGCTTATCGGCATCCCTCAAATCGCGCCAGTCATTTATGCCAAAGCGGACCTTAAACATCGCCCACTGATTGCCTGTGCGCCAGCCCCCGGAGTACGTCTGCGCAGCGTTATGAAGAGGCGGCAGACCTAATGACTTAAACAGCTCAACAATTTCAGAACCGGGGAAACCAATTACCGCTAGGGCCTTTTGTAAGTCCGCTGGCCGCATTCCCTCCGTACAAAGTAAAGCCGAAAATATACGCGCCCGGCGTATTTCAACAGGCAGAGATTCTCCTACGGGAAAGCCAAGCTGACGTTCCCAGTGTTGCAATCCCCAGGTAGCAGTCTGGACAAAAAGTTGATCAATAACATCCTCACGAAAGGTAAGGATGTCGTCTATCTGTTTTCCTACGGCCCTTAAAAATAGCTCTATGGGTGGCGTTAAAAAACTATCCGGCAGTTCCGGCAGCTTTTTTTCGTAATAGCTCACCTAAAAATCACTCCACCGTAATAATTCCAGGAATGGCCATTTCCGTGGCACCCAACAAAATGTTTGCGGCTGGCTGGTTGATAGAATAATCCTCCACACCATCAACATCGTGGATAGCATTGCCAATCCCCGTCAGGTAAACTATTCCCCCAATGGGTACCCCTCTTATGTACCTCTCGATACTGCTTTGCACAAGCATTCTTAAGGCGCTTATATCCACTCCAGAACGAGGAATCAGTTGAACGTCAACATCAACCACCCGGGGAACTGGTCCCAGCACCCGTACATTTGCGCCTACCGGCCTTCTTTGTTCGATATATTCCTGCACAGATACAACCAGATCTTGGCCGGGTATCCCTTCCGAAGACGTAATTAGTACGTCAACCGTACCTGGCCCACGGGCAAGAGGAAGGCATTTCGCGGTTGCCACCCCGGCCACGCTTTTCGCCCAGGCTTCATAATCGGCCGCCGTACCGCCCCGGATCGGAGCTCGAATTCTCTCCAGCAGCCGCTGGCGCAAACTCTCATCATCTTCTGGATCAAGCCCCCCGGTAAGCCCCCCCTCGCCAACCTGCACCGTCTCTATCAGCGGGATGGCTACGCCCACCTGCCTTAAGAGCGTACCGGCCGGCAGGTTATAGGCGCTTCCTTCGGAGCTTGCCATAACTTCCACTACGACTGACTGTTTATTTTGCTCGAAGGTAGCATCCTGGGTAGTCTCATAAGTTAATTTATCGGCCGATTCAAACTTCGTCCCCGCCGGGATGAGCTGACTAAAAGGCGCCGGAGTGCTCCTGCCCAAAACAAGCAACCCTCCCGCTTTTGCTCCCGGCAGGCGCTCCATCCCGTATTCCCTGGCCCTTCGATCCAGGTACTTCCCCCTCGCCCTGTCGATAAAGAACCTATCCGGCACCTGGTCAAGCATATACCAGCACTCGTCTAGCCCCTGCGCTACTTTCTCAACAATTGTCCGGGCAAGTGATCCAGCGTTAAAGTCTATTATGCCGGCAGAAACTAACTCATTAAAAATTTCCTCTACTATCTGCTCATAATTCTTAGGAAAGGCCACTCAAAGGAACCTCCCACACCAGATTGGCCGCGGTTTGCTCGCTAATCACCTGGTAGGCAATATTAAACCTGATCAACCGTTCACCTTCGTAAAGATAGGGAGTAATCTTAATCGCCCTGATCCGCGGCTCCTGCTCCAAACATTCCTGTAGGGCCGCACATACTCTGCCTACCCATACTTCATCTATATTTTCCCCTATGAGCTCCCAGGCCGGGTTTCCGTATTCCGGATGGCTAAACAATGCTCCTTTTGGCGTAGCCAGCCGACGCTTGATCGCGGCTTCCAGATTAGCCAGTCCGGTTATACATCCAAAGTCACCCCGCAGGTTAACTTCTCCGCTTAAATCGCTTCCCAACAAAGACATCCTGTTTAAGCCCCCTACAATCTAGCGGCTACAACCCCGTTATTTACATCTCCGTTAAGAAAGACAACCAGAACTTCGTCGCCAACCTTAAGCGTACCGTAAGCAATGCGGCGAAGGGCAAATACTTCAACCGTTCCCTGATGGCCCAAGGCGAAAGTATGACCGATTCCAGGATGCGGTTCGTCTATTCCTAATTTGTTCAACGGATCAATCCGGACTTCTGTAAACTCTGCACCCTCTCCCTTTATATCTTCTTCAATGAGCAGATTGGTAGCTACAGGTATCCATCCTGTCTCGATTCCTAAAAGCGGCAAATAAGCTTTGGCCTTTCTTTCCTCAACGTTTAAACTAGTTATTATTCCAGCCTGCGGAAAAGCGCCCATTTCATCACCCTCACATCTTTTTCTCCTGGTAGTTATAAAGGTCCTGGCGGTACTGTTGCGCATCCTGCGGGCGTACGTTGGTTAAGCTTAAGTCTACCACATACCCTTCCGCACCGTATTGATGTATTGCCCGCTCAATGTAATAAACGCCTGAAAATCTGCCAAAGCCAATCATATCCACGCGCTTCTCGGCCAGCAGTACCGGGTCACCGACTACGGTGACCTCTGCTGTAATTACCGACCGGGAGAGTTCTTGCAGGCGTTTCTTAGCCTTTTCCTTCGCCTGGGCAGGGCTTTTTACTGATGCATCGTAAATAATGCGCTCCTTAACCCCACCCATTTGCTGGATTAAAAAGGCATCTTCAGCGGAACCTTCGATCTTTTGTTTTTTTGTCCAGTGGCGAACGGTGACCTTGTTATAAACCCCCACGCCGGAATCTTCAAACTCAGCCCGGACCACATTTGCTTTCCAGGCTAAACGAGCAACTATTTCCTCTTCCGTACGCGGGGCAAAAACCAGTTCCTTTTCTTTTTTAACATAACAAACGTATCCTTCTCGTTCGGCCAAAAGTTGCAGCTGTTCCCACTCGCTACCATCCTGAAATAGTTCCTTTTCCAAAACGTCAGTAGTCGGCACAATTTTTGCTCTTAAACCGTACTTGGCAGCCAACATCTGAGCGATCTGGGCACTGGTGCGCTCGGCGTAGGCTATTGAGTACGCCGTATCAATCAGCGGTGCAGAATAATCTCTGCACAAAAGTGTGACTGTTTCTCCTTCACCTTCAAAAACCGGTCTAACTGCGTCTATCAAGCCTCCGAAGCAATAGGAAAGCTCATCTAGCCGCCAATAACTGGCATTTTTAACGTACCCCAGGTATAACTGCACTTCCTGCTTTTTTCTAAGGTAATCCGATAACCTGTCTTCGTTTTTCAGCTTAACTTCCAGGCTATCAGCAGCCAGGTAAAGTGTGTTTTCCCACCGGGCAGAGATTAAATCAAAGGGCTTAACCAGATTACCCTCCACTACTAAACATGCCCGAGGCGTACTCACGCCGGGATCACCAGCTTCTGACCAATCTGCAGTTTGCGGGGATCGGAAATATTATTTGCCTCGGCAATTTCTTTCCAGCGCGGGCCCGCACCCAAATATTTCTGCGCCAGCGCCCACAACGTATCGCCGGCAACAACAGTGTGCTCCTGTTGCGGCGTTGCGGGTGCCGGCGGCGGCGCGTCTTGATTTCCACCCCCGGGGGCTGGTTGCGCCGCTGGTTGTGCCTGCGGTGCGGGCGCGACTACAACAGGAGGGGGGATAATTGCTACCAGCTCAATCTGGTAATTTACCCGGTCCCTTCTTACCAGCTGCCAGTCAAACCGCCGTATCCGAACCGTTTTATTTAGCTCTGGATATCCTGGGAGAAGGAGCTTTGTTTCCTTCCCAGAATCCTTTAATTTTTCCAGTTCGATAGCATCATTATAGGCAGACTCCCCAATGAGACTTCCTTCCCAGGACATTACTGTTTCTTCTTCGCCCATATCTTGCTGGACCGGCGGGGCGCCCGGAATGTTTATTGTTGCAATCCGCCGGGGATTAGAGAAGTTAAGCTGCTGCCTCGGCGGCAAACTTAACCTTACCTTGCCGATTTCAACGCTCACGTACGCCACGCCCCCCTATTCCTTCTTGGATCGCGGCTACTCAGATAGCGATCATGCTTTTCAAGGTAACGAATAATCTCAGGTCCGATTTTCTCAACGATGCGTCGGACATTTTCATCGGCCGGCTTTGCGCCTTCCAACCTGACGTTAACGTTTATTTCCGCCTTGCTGTGAAGGAACTCGCCTGGCGCCCCCGTTGGTTTTAAATGCATTTTGGGCATCATCGCCGGGGGTGCCGGCACACTGGCAGGCAGGATGAAGGCCCCCACCGCGGGCTTGATCTGCCACATAGCCGCCGGGATCTCCGGCAGGGCAGGGGAGCTTACCTGGGAGATAATTTGCCAGGTGCTCACCGGCAGCTTTGGAAATGCCGGGCTGTCCACCTGGGACTTGATCTGCCAGTAACCGGCCGGTAAAGCCGGATAAGTGGGTTTTTCCACCTGGGGCTTAATCGCCCACATACCCCCTGGTATTTCCGGCAAAACAGGGACTCCCACCGCGGGCTTGATCTGCCACATAGCCGCCGGGATCTCCGGCAGGGCAGGGGA